CCCTATCAATAGTGTCCCACTTGTTTGGATTTTCCATATAATAATCGTCATACTTTTTAGCTAAATCGTCGTTTGTAATGTTCATTTTTTTACTCCGTAGGTCATAGTAATTTTGCAATCGGGGATAACAGTTTTTACCCGACTCAATAGGTCGTCAATATCTCCGCTGTTGAAGTTTCCATGAAACTCTCCCCTCAATATCTTTATTCCCTTGAACGGTTCAAGATTTTCAAGTATTTCAAACTCTGCGCCTTCGCAGTCCATTACCACAACTGCGGGCGGTACTGTCAGGTTGCACATTCGTAACGCCTTCTCAAATGTTACAGATTTTACAGGTGCGCCCTTCCTGCCTATTCTGTGCGCTCCGCTGTTCTTTACCATGTTTATATAAACGTCTCGCCCATCGCCAGTTAGCGCAAGGTTGAACACGGTAATTAGTTCTGTGAGTTCGTTCGCCTTTATGTTTTGCATCAGCCTTACATAATTCAATGGGGAAGGCTCGAAAACAAAAACCCTTGCTCCGTATTTCTTGGCAAGTGTCATACTTACCTCACCAGTATGACCTCCAATCTCAATAACAACATCCTCGCGCTTTAGACCCCAAGTATCAGGTTTATATTCTGTTTGGACTTCATTCATAATGAAATCTTCCTCCCACCCAGGGTCAATAAATTTCAAGTTCAATGGATTATTCATGTTGTTCCTTTCGGGCTGCACGCTTGCCCATGTGATGTAAGATTATTGTATCCTTGTTCTCGTACTTTTGATTCCAAACGGGAGGCAGTAACATAATTTTAGCCTTTGGGCATTTGACAATTGCCCTGTGAAACGCCATTTGTTCATCCCAGCCGCTAAATATTTTCCATTCGTCGCGCCATGTTTCAAAAAACAGGCTTGCGGCTTGAAATGCGCGGAAAAATATGACGCCAGTGTTTATGAACGGCATCCTTTTACCAATCATTCCTTGTGTAATTTCCCTCTCTCTTACGCTTGTGTCGCTGATTGGGGGAGACAGTTTTGAGTTCCCGAAAATCTCATCAACAAACCACGTCTCGCCGTTCGGCTTGACATGGTATGACACACAAACGTCATTATCTTTTAGGTAATCGAACCCAGCCGTAAAGTCTCTCTTTATGGTTGTGTCTGCGTCCAGGTACAGTGTATTCTTGAAGTGGCTCAATTTGTATAAAAGCGGTTTCACCTCACCTGCCCTAAACGATAATTTTCCTCCGCAGCTAAATGGAGGCAATCCTTCCCACCTGATAAACTTCGTCCCGCAAATCTCAGTATCCCCTATCGATACGATTGGCATATCAACGCCAACAGCTTTCACAGATGCGATACTTTTTTCAGCTTCTTGCCGTGCTTTTTCGCCAAAGGCAATGTAAACAATTCCTTTTGTCATTTCAAATATTCCCGTATAACGCTTATGAATTTTCGCGCGTTGAAGATGCTGCCTATATTTGAATTTCTCCACTGTTCTATTTTTTTTGTGTATAAGTGAAAATCGCGCTCGAAATTTGATACCTGTTCGTCTGTCATGTCTCCCAATTGAATCGGGTAATCCAAAAAATGACGGTAATTATCATACGACTTTACAACCATGTTCCATTCTCTTGGGGCTTCGTCGCGCTGATTGAAAAATATCGTTGGTTTCCCAATTGCGGTTGAAATATATCCAAGCGTCCCCGCCGCGATTACTGTACTATGTTGTTGTATGGAGCAAATGGCATTAGCTCCGTTCAAAACCGCCTTTTCAAAGTGTACGTTATTTATATGCGGGTCATACATACCACAAGCATCGAATGATTTACCGTATCTAACAGTTACAGAGTCGAATAATGGCGCGAGTTGAAAAACCCTTTCCAGCGTTTTTCTATTTAGTTCAAAACTCGCGGGCGCGCGTAAGAAATCGCTTCCCTCCTTGCCCATTGTGTGCATTGGTGCAAAAAGCAAAGTTTTTGGGCGTGCTGTAATTTGTGGGTTTTCAGCCAAAAACGGAAAGCCGCACGCCTCAATTCTTGACTTGTACCCATAATAAATCATTGCGTTTTTTATTTCGTCCGTAAAAACAAAATTGCATGATACAGGATGCTCTCTGTGAAAGCCATCCCAAAAGTACCACGAGTTCGCGGAATGAGGGTAAACGAATATCGGCTTTCTGTTTTCGGAAAAATGCCTAAGAACAGGGAGATATTTTTCATGCTCTAAATCATATAGAAGAAAATCCGCCCTATATGGGTCACTTGCTTTTTTGTACCCAGCAGAACGGAGCGCATCCTGATACACCATGCTAACGTCCCTACGATTGAATATGTAATACTTTTCCCTTTTTTTCATTATTGTACAACTTGCTCCCTTACATTTTGCCTCTGTAATCCCGTCTCTTTTACAAACGCCCTCATGCGGGCTTGCCATTCCTTGACCTTCATCAACTCAAAAGTATTATCCTTTCCAGCCGCCGACAATGCGCCCGCTTCACGCTTCCACGCCCTGATTTTACGCTCGATGCTGCGCTGTATCTGTGTCGCCTCATACATTGGGATTTCTTTACCGTTTAGTGTCACGGTCTTTGCGTTCATTTCGTCTACTGTGGCTTTCTCGTATGCGTTCCGTGATATGCCTTTGAAGAAGGGATACCATGAATGACGGCAGTTCCAGCCCCCCAGCCCTGCCCCCGTCCCGTATCCCGTCTCAGGTACAAAACTCGGATAATCAGGGTCAGCGCCAGAACGCGAAAAGATTTTGCCCTGCCACAACGCATGAGACGGACGCGCTCCGCCGTGCGCAGAAGTCTGTACCAAATCTTGCCCCACCTCATCAGCGCGGGCTTCCTGTAACTTACTTGCGGTCTGTGATACGCCAGTCAGAACCGCCCGCCGCATTGCCACATCCAATAAATCTTTTTTGCCAGATGGATATACAACATATAACCCTTCACTGGCAACCTTTTTGATTGCGGCTCGGATTGCTTCATCATACGAAAATGCGCCGCTGGTTACCTGTAAGTATGCCAAGTCGGACGCGGATATAAACGCCTGTTGTGATGTCAATGCCGTTGTCAGAACTAGGTTATTCATCAGTCCGTTTGTCTTGCGAAGTCCAGCGGCTAAGACTTGCGCCATTGCTGGGGAAAGGTTTAGGGGAAGTGGCGAAAGTCCAGCCGCCTTATAAATGCTATCATCGAAACGTATTGACCGAACGCCCGCCTTTTTGAATAGCTCTGTGAGTTCCTTTTCGCTTCGCCCTGTCAGTTTGGCGACCTGCTTTATTACATCCTCGTAAACCTGCCCCGATTCAATTAGCCGCTTTGCCTGCCATGCCGCTGTAGGGGTCATCGGCATTTTGGCAAGCCTTCGGGCTATGTCATTTATGACGCTTTGCGAAAACTCATCATACAGAGGCATGATGGAATCGGGGAGTACATCGAGGTAATCGGGCGTCAACAATTACGCACCTGCAAACATTTCATTTTCTTCGGGTACGCGCTCGGCATCCACTAACGCTAACATGCGGCGGGCGGTAGCTTCATCCTCGCGCTTGACAATCATCCTATATTCGACTTTCGATGTAATCCCCTGTCCGACTTCCTGCCTGAGTTGCGCGGCTTCGTCGGCTTTATTGGTGATAACTGAGTCGTCCCATTCATAGACGGCTGAATATGTCCCACGCAGCGCAAGATTGAACAGGGTCGCCCATGTATCCATAGCGTAAAGCAGACCATCAACAGCCGACTGTAAAGCCGCCTGGGTACTCGTAACCGTGACATAACTCCGCTGTTGGCTTGCAAGGATTTCCGTCGCGGTGAGTGCCACTGTCTGCGGGTCGGATAACGTGCCATAAGCCAAGCGGCAATTGAATTCAATACGGCGCAAGATTGCATTGAGTCCGCTGTTGATTGCCGCTTCCCTGAATTCGGGCGACCATTCGTCGAACAAATTGCCTTTGTCTCCAATGTTGGATGTGCGGTCAAGCGTGCGGTATAGCCTGCGGTCTGGTAATTTCGGTTTCCCGTTTTCGTCACGGTCAAAGGCGGTAGTGTCAACGTAGATAGCCCGCTTTCCGCTGTTGAATTCCCAAATCAGATTTGACCATATCTCATCAGCCTGTTTGATTAGCTCTACCCCGCCGTTGACGGTCTGCGCGTGCGAGAAACAAGCCACGCCCATCGGGGAATTAGCGTCTACATTGTTCGGGGCGGGGAAACGAAAATACCCATAAAGCGGCTGGGTAACGTTTGCAATGTATTGGACTGCTTCGCCGTTCTCGCCAGTGTTCGGCTTTATTTCAGACCAATCGGGGACATCCGTAAAGTTTGCACGCGCCCCAAGCGTCCCTTTATCATGAGACCTGAATACATAGTTCTGTACCCAATAGAAATTGTCGGGTAGCATCTGGTGATATTCCAGTCGGGTGTAATACCAGTCACCCTGCTTGCGTGTGTCTGAAAATACAACAGACGTTATATTCCCCGTCGCGTCAAACGAGATAGGATAAAGGCAGTCCGCGCCGACAAAATCAACGGCAATCTTATCGCCTGAAACATAGGGCTTGACCACCATCCCGCCACGCGCTAAAGCGTATTCAACTTTTTCATTTTTCAGTTTGCTAATGATGTATTCAAGTTGCTTTGACAGGTATTCAGCCCGCGCCCCGCCCGTCAATTTGACCATCATTTCAGCCGTAACCATGCGGGCAATTTCCCCACTGATAGCGGCGGGCAGTCCCATGCTTTTGATGTCAGTCGTAATCCATGAAGCTGTGTTTTCGTACATCGCCACCCATTGGGTCATTGCCGCGCTCATCGCCTCGGATAGCATAATCTCAGACCCAACGACTTTTGTGATGTCGGTCTTGTTCATAAATAAACTCCTAAACCATTCAACTATTTTTTGCCACATTTGAAAAACGTCCCTATGTCGTGCTTGCTGTATTTATTGGCATTTGCTTTATTTCAGGAAACCAAAAATCATCATTAGACATGAACAGAAATTCTACTTCTTCACCTTTTTTGATACGCCTAGCCGCAAGTGGGCAAACCCTAAATCCATCAGACAATTCTCGCCGCCTTACTCCATCGTCATCAAAAACTACAGAGTCGAAAATGTCTATTTCTTCCTTTGCAATTGTTTTCATATCTCACCATCCACAAATAGTATTCCCTCTAATCCAATAAGCAGGGGCAATCATTACCCATGACCTGTTGTCCCCGCCCTGTTCCCGCAACCTTACGGTTTTGCCTTTGGGGATGGTGTAATAGACTTTGAAACCATCATAAGGATTGCCCTGTACGTCCGCATCTTCACACAGTATCCCATAGCGGGGCAGTGTGTTCCCCGTTATAGTGTCGCCCTCTACGGTAACAACAGACAACCCCTCATCGGGTAGAGGGGTGACAAATCCGATAATAACAGCCAGTAGGAACAGGTATTTTTTCATGTTTTCCTTTCATTATATCACTCGCCCGCCCTACGCCATAGTAAGTTAGTGGCGTAGCGCGTATCATCTATGGCGTGATTGTTCTTGTCAGGGAATTCCGATATAATCTCGCCG